ATCGCCCGGGCCGCGGCAGCGGCTACGGGCGCCCACCGCGATACCGGGCCGCCCGGGCCTGTCGAGCAGGCATTCATCGGGCTCATGATCGGCCGCGCCAGGCGGCGCGAGATCACGATCTGCCCGCACCTGAGCCCGGCCGCGCCCCAGCCGGAGTACTGGCAGGCGTGGGCGCCAGGCGAGGTCCGGTGCGCATCGTGCGCCGAGCGGGCCTACCGCCAGATGCGGGCCACCGGGGCCAGCTGCGATCACTGCGCGGCCGCCGTGTCCGGCGCGTGGATCACCGAGCGCGCGATCCAGATGCCGCCGGTCCCTGGCCAGGCCCCGGTGACCGTCTGTTTCAGGCTCTGCGCGGACTGCCAGGCCGCTAACGGCCAGTCCGCCTGACACGCGGCCAGGCCGTCACCAGATCGTTTTAGCCCAGTTGACCGGCTTCTTCCCCGCCCAGAACGCCGCCCGGTCGATGGCCATCACTGCGGCGACCGCAAGGTCGATCTTCCGCGGCGAATGGGGCGATTCCTTCACGATCCGCGACCCGCGGCTGTCGGATTTGAGCACGGTGTTGGCCACGTGGCGGGCTAGGCGCTGGTCGCCGCTGTGCGTCAGTCCCCTGGTCGTCACCAGCTCGTAAAACCGCTGCGTAGCCGGGGCCATCCGCGACTGATTCTGCGGGAACTCCACCACCGGCAGGCCCTCGCCGAGCAGCTCCTCCGCGGCGTCGAGCCACAGGTACGGGTCCCACGCGATCTCCTGCACGTCCCACCGGCGGCAGCAGGCCCGCAGCGCGTCCTTGACCTCGGCGCGGGGCACCTGCCACTCCTGCGCTTCCGGCGGCCGCTCCCAGAGCCCTGCTACGCCGACGTGGGGCCGTTCCTCGCAGGAGACGACCACGATGCCGGTGTTGTCACCTGTCTTGCTGCCGTCGAATCCCAGGACCACGCGGGCCTTGTCCGGGATCTGGCGGTCCGATGCGCAGTCATCCCATGACCCGGCCGGGAGCCATGCCTGCGCGGAGCTAACCCACTGGTTGAGGCGCTTGGCGCGGAATTCGTTCTCCGGGGTGCGCAGGACCGCTGAGGCGAAGTCCTCCGGGTCGATCAGGTCGCCGTAGCCGGGGTTGGCTGCCCGCCAGGTCGCCGGGTCGCGGTGATCGGCGCCGGCGGCCGCGCCCCACCAGGCCATGAAGAATGACGGGTCGGTGATCTCACCGGAGGCGATGCGGCAGCCGTACTGGTACAGCTGGTAGCACGTCGAGTCCTTCCCCGAGCGGTCGGACTTGACCCCGGCGGTCGTGATGATCAGCATCAGCGGGTCCTGGCGGGCGCCGGAGGCGAGGCTCATCACGTCGTACAGCTCCCGGTCCGGCGCGGCGTGCAGCTCGTCGTAGACCACCAGCGTGGGCGATAGGCCTTCCTTGGTGAACGCCTCGCTGGACAGCACCCGGTAGGTGCTGCCGGTCGCGGGTACCTCGAGGGCGTCGCGGTAGCAGCGGACCGCGGCGGCCAGCTCCGGCTCGAGCTCGACCATCCGCCGGGCGGCGCCGAACACGATGCGGGCCTGGTCGCGGTCGGCCGCGCACGAGTACACCTCGGCGCCCTCGCCGCCGGTCAGCAGGCCGTACAGGCCGACCGCGGACCCGAGCGCGCTCTTGCCGTTCTTGCGCGGCAGCCCGATCAGCGCCTGGCGGTGCCTGCGGCGGCCGTCCGGCCGTTTCGCGAACGCCATGCCCAGCGCGGTCTGCTGCCAGGACCGCAGTTCCAGCAGGTCCCCGGCCGGGCCCGCGACCGAATCCTTGGTGATCCGGCACATGCCCTCGATGAACCGGGCCAGGTGCGGGCCGTCGCTGTCGCGCAGGTCCGCGACCGGGGTGAGCACCAGCGGGCGGGCAGCCATCACCAGTCACCGTCAGGAACGATCACGGCGTCGACGACGTCGCCGCCGGCGGCCGCCGCGGCCGCGGGCTGGCGGGTACGGCGCCGGGCGGTCAGCTCATCCAGCGCCGTCGCCTTCGCGACCGTCAGGCCCAGCCGTGCCCGCATGTCCGGGCGCAGCCCCAGCTGGCCGGCCCAGTCGTCGAGCAGCTCGAGGTGCTTGCGGGTTTCCGCGATCAGCGGATGCGCCACCGGCTGCCCTTTCGAGCCGGTGATCATCCGGCCGTCGTCTGCCACGCGGTCGCGGAAGCCGACGACGTCGTCGTAGATCCTGCACACCTGCTCGACGGCGATGTTGTCGATACCGGGCATCACCCACGGGCCGTTCAGCCACAGCTCGCGCCACAGCCGCCGCGCATCAGTGCCGTGGCGGCGCGGGGCCCTCGGCACCCGCGGGGGCACGTCCAGGCCCGGTGTCAGCGGCACGAGCTCGCCGCCAGGACCTCGCCCGGGCGCTTTCCGCCGCCCGCTGCCCGGTCCGCCCATCAAGATCACCGCCAACCTCTCCGGATGGTCACGGATGGCGACCATCGTTGCTGCCGATCATGGAAAAACGGCCCGGATTTTCGATTTTCTGCGCGGAGCCACTGGAGCGGGTCCCAGGGGTAGCAGCGCTGTAAAAAACACGGGTCTCCCCGGGCCGGTCACGTTGCGTCATGGTGCCCCCGGTTGTGCTGGCGGCAGGCCAGCCCCAGCCAGCCGGTCCGGTCACCGTTGTGCGCGAGGTCGAGCGCCGCCTTGCCGAGGAGCGGTTCGCCGCCGATGGCGCAAGGCTGCCCGGGTTTCCATCGTGCGAGCTGGCGTGCGCGCTCGCGGTCGTGCTCGCTGTCGTAGCCGCGCTGCTGGCGGGTGCCGCGCGCCTGGTCGTGCTGACGTCCGCATGGCGGGCAGCGTGTACCGCTGGTGATGGTGCCGCAGTCGAGGCATGGCCTGGGCAGCATCGGTTACCTTCCTGGGTTCCCGGCGCCGCCGTGTCCCAGGGTGGACGGACGGCGCCGGGAAGTTCTCACGGGTGCGGGTGCTGCTGCCAGGCAGTGGCCAGTAGTTGCGCGTCTGCGGGCTGGACCTGCCATCCAATCAGCCCTTCGGCAATGCCGTGCCCAGCGGCGCGAGGTCGCAATGTGACCACCGTCCTGACGATCGCCCGGTTGAGTTCCTCAGCTTCGGCCAGCCGCCGGGCAAGTTCACCGCACCCGCATTTGCAGGGCACGTCCGGCTTGCGGCGCCAGGGTCTCATCGCCGTCCCGTGTTCGATTCGTGGCAAATGCAGGCGCAGGCTGGCTGGTGACAGTCCGGGTTGGCCCGCTCGTAGCCATGGGCCCAGCCGCAGTCGGCGAAGCACTCCCGGCTGATGGCGGCCACGGTCAGAACGCGCCGATGCCGTCGAGGATGCCGCGTACTTCGCTGGCGAGCACGGTGACGGCTTCCCGGGTTTGCGGGGTCCACGTGGCGGATCGCTGGCCGAACGAGGTAAGCCAGTGCTCGATCGCTGCGATGGTCTGCCGGTGGCGCATGGCGGCACGTGCGGCGGCCTGCCCGTCGGCGGCGGCCAGGTGCTCCAGCAGAACCGGGCGAAGCTCGGCGTCAAACCACTGTACGAGCGGATCGACGGCGGCGGCGTGGGCTGGCTGTGCCTGTGCGGGTGTCGTCATGACGGGTTATCCCTTCCGGTCGGGCAGGTCCTGCTTTGGCGCCGGGTTGCGCTGGAGGTGGGCGGCCAGTTCGGTGATGGCCTGGTGGTCGGCTCCGAGCTGCTGCCAGGTCAGCCACGGGCTGCTTGATCGCGCGGCGAATCCGGCGTTGCCGCCGAGCCGTTCTACCGCGGTGTAGGTGCAGCGGATCAGCGCGGCAACGGTGGCCTCGAGGCTGGCGATGCGCTGCTCAAGCTGCTGTTCGCGGGTGGCGGTGGCCATGGTCACTCTCCTGCTAGCGGGCTGTTGGTCTCGTAGTTGGTGACGACCCCGGCCGATGGCGTGCCGCCGGAGTTGACGCCGCCCGAGTCGCTGCCCGAGCTGAAGCTGATGGTGGACCCGGCGGTGTAGCGGTCGCGCAGCGCGGCCACGTACTGGGTCAGCATGAATCGCCATTGGCCGGTGCCGGACAGGATGTCCTGGTAGACGCGGAGCCGCACGCCGCCCTCGAACAGGTACAGATCAGGGGCGCGGACCCCGATGATGACCGCGTAGCTGCCGTTGCCGGCGGTGGCTGCGGTCACTGCGCCGGAGGTGGCCACGGTGGGCGCGCTGGTGCCCCCGAATGTCAGCGGCAACTGGTTGTCGCCGATGACCGGCAGGGCCCACGCGGTGCCGAGCGCGCCATCCGGCCCCGGGCTGGGCGCCGAGGCCGACATGGGGACGATCGGCTTGCCTGTGGTGTCGATCGTGCCCGCGATGTCCCACCAGGTGCCGTCGTTCAGCACGATGTGGGTGGCCCGCTTGCCGCGGGCCTTGCCCATCACCTTCAGCATGTGCGCCACGGACGTGTAGACCGGGGTCTCGCCCGTCGCGACGGTGATCGTGGAGCCGGACACATTCTGGTTGTTGGCGATGACGACGAGGTTGCTCGCCGAGGCGGCCCCGCCAACGATGATCCCCTTGAGCTGGCCGATGCCGGATCCGATGAGCAGCTGCGCGTCGAGGGATCCTGCGGCGTCATCAGCGAGGTCCTTGAACAAGATCGCGTCGGCGCCTGGCGGTGCGATCTGCTCGCACCAGGCCATGCTGACGTCCTGGGTTCCGGCGATCGTGGTGACGGCGCTGCTGGCGTAGCTGTCGGCTGCTGATGAGGCGGGGACGCTGGCGCCGTCGGTGTCGGGGCCGGTTGCCAGGCCCACGGTGAAGTGGGGCACGTTCACGCTGCTGCACCCGGCTGGCAGCGGGATCGGGGTCCACAGGTCGGCGAATGCCCGCCCGGCCCTCGGCGCCGTAGCCCAGAGGTCGACAAGCCACAGCGGCGGCGCGAACTCGCCGCCCGTCCCGTCCGTCCGGTTGAGGGCGCGGTGCTCGAGACCGAGCCGCTTTTCGAACGCGTCATCGGAACGGAACTTGGCGAGCCCGAACTTCTCCATCCGCTCGAGCAGGATCTCGCCGCGCCGGTCGGCAGCGAACGCCTTCTCGTACGCCTGCGCGGCCGCGCGGGCCCTGGCTTCCCGCCAGGCCGGGTACGTGACCGCGAGCTCGTCGAGGTGCCGTCCGAGGCGCTGGCTCGCCGCCGTGGTGTCGCCGCGGCCGGTGGCCATCCGGGAGACGTCGATGACCCAGGAGTTCGGGCCGCCCCGCTGGTAGACGCTGGGCTCTCTGACAGAGAACGTCGCCCGCCGCTCCAGCTCGTCCGCGCGGGCGGCGCGGGCCTCCAGTTCCACGGCCTGGGCGGTCATGTCGCTGAAATCGAAGGCGCGGACCTGTGTTCCCCTCACCGCACGCATCCGGTCAGAGAGGGATTGTCGTGGTGCCATTGCACTCTTTCCGCCTGGCGGCCAGGGCCGCGACCGTGTCCGTGTCAATCCGCCAGTGACCCGCTGGGCTGCGGGTGGCGAGCAGCTGGCCGGTGCGGCACAGTCCGCGGACGGACTGGGGGCTTATCGCGAGCAGCCCGGCCGCGGCCTGCACTGTCATCTCTGCAGGGAGTGACTCTGCCAGGACCAGCGCGATATCCGGCGATCCGCTTTCGCCCGCGAAAGTACGGCCGTCGTTCCCGCCGGTCAGCGGGTTCTGCCTGCCTTCGCGGGCGAAAGCGGCGAGCTTGTCGCGAAGCACCAGGACGACGGGTGTCACCGTGCCCTCGTTCTGCTCCATCTGCCTGGCGGCGATGTGGAAGACGGCGGCGGCGATCCTGACTTCCGGTCCCTCAAGCAGGACCCCGTTGAGATCGACGCGGCGCATGGCTCAGCGGCCCGCCGCACCGGATCCGCGCATGACCAAGACTCCATCGACGTCGATTAGGGCGCCTTCCCAGTAGCTCGGCGGCAGGCAGCGGTCGGCGTCGTGAGCGACCTCGCGGGCACTTCGGCCCGCGAACGTCCGGCCGCAGCCGGGGCAGCCGACCGGCCTGGTTGCGTCCCGGATCGCCTCGGCCAGGCCGTCTCCCTGGCGGCCGAGCCAGCCCATCACGCCGTCCGACCGGGCAGGTC